CAACCATGTCTGGTTTCTTCTTAGAGATCTCCGTCCTTCCTATTTTCGCTGTAATGCACATCAAACTCTCCGCCTGGATATCGTGCCTTGAGTTTCTCCACGTTTTCCTCCACTACTTCGTTAGGGTCAAGATCCAATGCTCTGCAAGTATTAACCCAATACCAAAGAATATCGCCCAGTTCTCGTTTAAGGTGAAAGCGAACATCCTCGTTCCAAGGTTTGCCTTGGAATATAACCTTTTTAATAATTTCATTTAGTTCTCCAGTTTCTGAACTCAAACCGATGCCACCAGTAAGCAGTAATGAAACATTGCACGGTGCTTCGTCCTGCACTTCTGCTTCTGTTTTGTGTGCATAGCCACTTAGATATCCCAAGCGTCCATACAAGCGATTTGGATCATTTGATTCGTCAGATGTAACCTTTTCTACGAATTCCTTGTATTTGTTTAGATCAATGTTAGACAATTTAAACTCCTCTAATTTACATATATTATATACTATCTGTTAATTACTGTCAAGCAATCTGGTAAATATTTTTATAACAATCGTTATGCAAAAGGAGAATCCCATGATTAGAAATCTTAATTTAAACCTCGAAGTAGGCCAAGAAATCCTTGTTGGCAAGAACAATAGCAAGGCTAAGATTACCAAAATTGAATTCCATCCAAAGTCAGGGGAGGTATCCATAAACACCACACGTGGGCCGAGAAAGGCATTGACCTTTAGGCTGTGTCCAGATAAAGCACTCAGTTATTAACTGCTATTTTATATCTAAATACTGTTATGAAATGGTTCATAATAGTGTTAATGATGGGAACCTATCCCGACGGCAGCAAGGATGTATTCTGGTATCAGCAACCTAAGTTTGATACCGTGGAAGAATGCAAACTTTATGTTGGCTACAATGCTGGTTCAATCAAAAGGGATATGCAGATAGAGTTTCAACTAAAACCAATAGACATGGTCTATTGTGTTCGTGAAGATAAACTTGATGTTTTTGGAGTTCCTACAGCAGTCTAATTATTAACAAATAGGCTTGGATCAATAGTGGCTGCTTCGCCGTCGTTATACTCTTTACCCCAATAGGCAAGATCGTTAGGTTTTTCTTTTTGATATGCAATGATTGCTTCAAGTTCAACTTTTTGAATTTCTAACTTATCACCGTTTTCGTCTTCTATTTTGAACTTTCTTGTCCAGCGACCATGTTCAACGAGGATCCAATCACCCACTTGATAATCCTCATTATTTTCTGGACCTTTGGCATAGACCCTACCCCATCTTGGTTTAACACCGTGGGTTTTCGCATCATCCGATGGAATATACAATCCACCTGCTGTTTTCATTTCACCAAAGTACATATCACAAATTAGTACATCGGCATGGATTGGTCTTACTTTGCCTTTAATCATTTCTCACCTATTAGTTTTTCTTTCTGTTTACTATTTCTTCTTTTACGGCTCTTGGGTTTTTCTTGTAATAATCTTGTAAAACCTGTTCTCTGGTTCTGATTACTTTTCCACCCTTGCCAATTTCATCACCGCGAGCATTTACTTTCATATTACCAACTGCTGGCAATTCTTCGTTTTTAAGATTGAGTTTCTCCATATCAATCTCTTTTCCTCGCATACTTCTAATTGTTCCCATATTATTCTCCTTTAAAGAATTCGTTTAGTGGTATATCGTATTTAATAGAATTTATCTTGTGGACCCCTAATAAATGAAGCACATAACTTGCTACGCTTGATCCACGTCCTACACCCCAAACGATATTGTTTTTTCGCAATGTATCTACTATGTATTTCATTTGTTTTAACAACATGAGTAAATTGCGTTTTTCATATTCAGCCAATTCAATCTTAACCCTATCTATTTCTTCATCTGTTCTGCACAAATCTAACACATATTTTTTGATATCCATCTCTTTATAGGCGTCTGGCATGAACCAATTATTAGGATTAAATTCTTTTTTTGGAATTGGATAACTTAAAAACTCACTTTGTATTCTATCAATATAGTTCGTTAGGTCGTCATTAGTAACACAGTGTTCCAAAATGTCAGTACCGTGTTTTGTAACGCCTTTTACTATCTGATCGATTGTGTTTGTTTTATTCCACATTAATTAGTTGATCCAAATCCTTATCATCATTTGCACGTAATTTCGATGCCATTGCTCTTCTTGTAATCTCATCTCTATATATTGTAACAAATGTTTGGAGTTGTGTCAACAGTTGACCCTTACCTAAACGTGCGGCTTGGGTATATTTTTTCCCCAATTCGGATATTCTATCGGTTAATTGTGTGTCCGATAATTGTGTTACATCTTCTTCGAAGGGGTGAAACATAATGATTAACTGAACTGTCCAATGTAGTGTAGGAAAATTTTATCTGCACTGTGTCTCCACACTTCAATAATTACAGGATCAGTGGTCGATGTAACTTCAAACGTGTGAACACCTGCTTCTGTTAATGCAGGAAAATTGGATTTTTTAGTAATTGTACCGCCTGATGTTAATACTGTTACGAGTCTCTTGGTTCCATCGCCATACAGTTCAAGAGTGACCTTGCCCATGCCAATTGGAGTAGATTCAGAAACAAAAACAGGATCTCCTGGAAAGTTTAAGAAATCCATGGTCAAATTAGCACCAACTCTGTAAATTTGATAGTTACCATTTTGGTAGTCAACAGTGGTAGGACTTGCTGTTACAGCGCCAGCATCAAATTTCTGTGTTCTGTTATTTTGGAGAAGTGCGTTTTGAATCTTGTTTAATGAAAAATCATTATCAAGATCAAGCCTTGCAGAGTCAGTCTGAAGGTCTGTGATTTCGTCTTTTGCATATCTTAGGCTGGTTTTAATGGTATCAAAGTTATCTCTGAAAACCTGAGTATCATTGTCCTGTCCAGCAACAGGAAAATTTTCATTGATGCTCAAATAATTAATATTGCTCGCCACTGTTTATCTCCAATTGTTAACGTATGTATTTATCATATGCTTATATCCTGCGTCTTAGGATATGATTCATTCTGTTTTGTTATTGATTCCTGCGGAAATTTTAGGTATTGATCCTGTATTTCTCCGTTGACTATATCAATGATGTAACGATCTGCAACAAAATCTATTAGTTTAAAGTCAAATCCCTTGGCTCTAATTTTAGCCATTATAGATTCTGATCTTCCGGGTTTGGTATAACAAAGCACCAGGGCCTTTGTATATCCTAATTCTACTGTTCCCGTATCCTGTATGCTACGCATCCAAAGAGGCAAAAATTCACGATCTCTTTCTCCGATCGCTCTAATTCTTCCTCTCATGTTTTTTACTGAATTTGGAAATACTTTCTGTAAATCGCTATCACTAACAAGCGGAATATCACTGTCGATCCTTATTGAACTCTGGCTAACCAATACCTTGCTGTTGATGTTATCCTTTAATTCAATCTCAGCATTTATGCTCGTGCCATCTTCTTTTTCATATTCATCTTTTAGATCAATATAAATGGCTTCATAAATTGTTTCCTGTGTTTCCGGATCTTTTGCTTTGGCTGATCTCAGATCTCCAAATGTGAATCTTTTTCTATAATGATTTCTACTCATTGCCTGTATGTATCTTACCGCTTCAACACTTTCAATTCCAGCAAATAATAAAGTCTTCAATTCTGCTTGAACACCAAAATTTTCATCTCCATATCGATACATGTCCTCAGGAACAAACACGGTTCCGTCAGTAATAAAGTTAAACCAACTGAATCTCTTTTCTTTGCTTTGTAATGCCTTGCAATAAAGATTAGAAAATGTCTTTTCATTTTCAGCCACGACCTTTATGGTAAAGTCTTTTTCGGATTCAGCAAAATTTGCACCGTCAATTGCTTTAACTTTGAAATTAAAAATCTTGTCGTAACTCGTTTGATCATCATCAAACGTTGTATTAAAACTTCTTGAACCTGTAGAATCAATCAATGCACTGTCCTGATCATAGAATCTTGTCAACCCATCTTGATCACTATCGGAAAACTGTCTTACCTTACCCTGTAGTATTCCGGTTGGTAGAAATGTTAATCCTGGAGGTACCTCACCCGAAACAAGTTCGTATCTTATTCTTCCGCCATATAACAGACTTCGCGCCTCAACAAACAATCTACTTGGTTGATTTGGTTTGATGGTTCCGACATCGGTATTTGAAATCCATTCAATAGCACTTTCTATTTCACCTATGATGTCAACCGTAAATGTTTTAACAGCACTTGACACTCCAAGATTCCAATATTCCTCATTGTCTTCTGGTATTTCTCCAATATTATCCTTAACACAGACATATAGCAAATTCCCAAATTTAATTGCATCATTGACTGCATATGCAGTTGTTGAACTCCAATTTCCCCTTAGATTGTATGTGCCTTGTGCCAAAGAAGGTGGAAAGTTTACTGCTTCCATTGAAAATTTATAATTTTCAGTAACCGCTGCCTGGTAAGGAATTTTACCTGCGAGTTCACCAGATTGCCCATCCAGCACCAACCCAGGAGGTAAAACGCTTGGAGTTCCATCATCTGGATTAGTTTCTAAAAGAAAATAACTTATTGTACCAGTCAACGATGGGGGATCATATACATCAAGGAATATTGTAACATAATTGTTTGCTCTGTATCTTCCAAGATTTGAATCAGTGATCCAAAGTGGTTTTCTATCTCTGCTTGAATCTGCTTGGAATAGATTAGTGTCAACCTGAATAAGAGTATTGTCTGCTTGTAAAAATTCTTCAGTTACAACATAGATTTTAAACGTTCTGCTTACTGCGTTAACACCATCAGTTATTGCAACACCAAAGGTGTATATTCTACTTAATTTTTTAGGAGTTCTTCCTTGCTCACCATAGTCATATCTTTGGTCATCATAATAATATGAATCAAAACCAGTTGAATTATTCTTGGCTATATCAAGTGGAACCGTATCAAATGAATGTGTATCATATGCTCCAGTAGGTGTTGATGTGTAATCAATTGCAGCAACAGGCTCCGTGAATCCTGTTATTCTTCCTGTTTTTGAAAGTGTTAGACCCGGAGGCAGTGTTCCACTGTTAGGAATAACATAATACTGTAAAACATCTCCAGCAACAAGATCTCTGTCAGTTGCTTCAAGTTGAAAATCTACTCTTGAATCATCAAGAACAAAGTATGCTTCACCTTCTCCTACTTTAAGGAATCCTTCTTGTGTGATCCATTCAGGAAAGTCAGACCCATCAACGAACAATTTAAATGTTCTATCTTTCTCGTCTTGGGCATCGTACGCCCTAACGACAAATCTTTTTTCGGTAAATTTAGTTACTTCTCCAGGAGTTCCTTTTATTGCTCCTGTGGCTTGATCAAGATATAAACCCGTAGGTAGTGAACCCGCAATAATTTTGTATTGTAGATTACCGATATCAGTTGATGCTTGGAGTACTATGTTAACTGTAATTCTTTCTTCAAGTGTTCCAAGGTCTCCTGCTGGCGTTATCCAAGTTACTGCCATTAGTTGCCTCCTACGTTAGACCGCCACAGTCCAAATTTAAATCAGAATCAATAGTTAGAGTTGCAAAGTCAATATTGGCAGCCGTGAAAGCAAGTTGTAAAGCATTGGTAAAACCAGTTTCAGAAATTGGTCCAAAATCGAACGAAGTTAGATATTCCGTTACGGGAATGGTATTTTTAATATTGATTACACCACTTCCAGCAAGTGCGGTAACTTCAATATCCTTGACTCCTGTCTGAGAACCAGTTGATGCTGTTCCTTGAATTGTAATTTGTTGATTAGCAGAAGCCTGCAATGTTCCACTGTCAGTATCAATTCTTGTAAATGCATCTGGTTCCGTATTATTAACTATGATACTATCTGTTGCTTCATCAAGAACTATCTTAGTACCAGAAACAAGTTTCTTAAATCTTAATTCGCTACCAACCTTTTCCTTAAAAAGACCAACACCTGTTGTTCCCGTATTTGTTACCGTAACTGTAAGTTCGGCATTAAGATCAGCAAAGTTGGCATTGACCTTTTGAAACGCGGTTCTTAGATCATCACCAAGACCATCGTTTACCACGTTACCTATATTAATTGTTTGAATGTCTGCCATTTCGCTTCCTATATCTATATTTAGTGGAGATCTGCCCACCCTGCTGCACTGTCATTATTTGCATCAGCAGCATACCCTTGAAATTTTCCTGTTGTTGTATTGTAAACCATCATACCAAAAACTGGTGTGAGTGCATCTATTTCAGCCTGCGTAAGTTGTGGAGGCCCAACATATAACTCATTAAAGTTTTGATTAATCTTGTTAAAGGCAGTTCGTAGGGTATCGCCCGTTCTGTCGTTTGCGCTTGTTCCGATATTTATTGTACGCTTAGCCATTTATCTACGCCCCTAAAAACTTCCCAATGTTGCTTTTTTCCAAGCACCAGTACTTGTCTTAACCCAAATAAAACTGTCATCAACTCTAATTTCGTATGTCTGACCATCTGCAAATTCGCTTGCTGGAGTGGTAGATCCTGGAACGTGTATACCAGCGACCGTTCCTGTTGGACCATCTATTATGGTTGTTGAATCATCAGCAAACACCGAACCTGTTAGGTTACCGGAAATACTTTCTGATTCAATTGGTCCTACAATTTTTCCTTCCACTGCATCAACAAGTTTTGTTGAATCATCAGCAAATACTGAACCAGTCATGTCACCTGTTTGATAACCAGTTAAATTACCTGTAACATTACCTGTAACTCCGCCCGATGCAACAATATTTCTATTTGCATTAATTGTGTATCCTGAGCCTGCTGTTAAATCTAAATTGGCTGATGCAACAATCTGTATAGCACCTGGACCAGTAGAGCCACCATTTGCAATAGTAAGGTAACCGTCATATCCAGCCATCCAAGTTTGGCCTCTCAATGTGCCCCAAAGTTCATCTGCATAAACTTTGTTTTCTACAGCATCAACAATCTTTGTAGAATCATCTCCAAAAACTGAACCTTTAACATCTCCAGTGTGGTAACCTGTTGTATCGCCTACCAAGTTTCCAGTTACATTGCCTGTAACATCTCCAGTAATATTACCCGTAACATTTCCTGTTAGATTGCCAAAGAATCCACCAGCAGCATAAACTTTGTTTTCCACTGCATCAACTATCTTGGTTGAGTCATCTCCGAACACTGATCCGATGATATCGACAGTATTATCAAAACTAACAGTGACCTTATCGTTAGGGGCATCAGTTGTTAAAGTGATTCCATAACCTTCCGCAATTTCAAGTGTATCAGCAACACCATCTGCTTCTATGGTTGTTTGTCCAAATATTGAAACGAATCTAAATGCATTACCCGCCGGAGCACTGTTGGTAATTGTTGCGATACCAGTTGCCGTATCAGTAAACACGGTAATACCAGTACCAGCCTGTACTTCAATTACACCGGTGTTTGTTAATGTTAAAGTTCCTGTAGCACCGCTTGTTATAATTCCAACTCCTGCACTTCTTCCACTTGCAATTGCTGGCAATGATGTGCCATTTGATACAGAAATTACACCCGTATTTGTAACCGTTATGTTTCCTGTTGCTGCATCTACGCTTATACCTGTTCCAGCCGCAAGTTGTGTTACACCTGTGTTTGTGATTGTGATGCTATCAGCGGCTGATCCAGCAACCAATTGCATACCTGTACCGGAGTAAATTGACAGTGTGTCATTGGTATGATCCGCTTCCACTGTATCTCCATCATCAAGATTAATGTAACGGAAATATCTTTTTTCAGGATCAATAATTAGGTCACCGTTTATTGTTGAACCAAATGGTAAATCAACAACACCGGATGCACCCTTGATCTGGGCAGTACCAAGCCAAACACCATTCTGTTCATTGCCAGGAGTGTCTGAATATTCTGATATGTATAATTTTTTCCATGTATCTGTTGAGTCACCCAATGAGTATGTTGAACCCGTTTCTGGTGATACGCTGGTTGTTAAATTTTCAAAATCTATTGATGCAAAGTCTGAATATGCCTGTATGGTTCCACCACCGGATGAGTATGCATCATATGCCGTGCCATTGACGGCAGTGGTTAGTGCTTCATCGCTGTAAAGTAATAATTCATCATTGCTTGAAATCTGAACATAATAATCATTGTCGTCAAGTTGGCTAACACCCGTACTTCTGATAGTCACTCTCCATCCATTGGACATGTTGTGCTCTCTCGTACAGGTTATCTTTACGGGATTGCTTTGGTCAATGTTTGCAATGGTTATTGGTGAATAAGCAGCAACAGAAGCACCAATGATTGAAAAGTTTTCATTGATTTGATCAAAGGCTGATTTTATTCTGCTCCAGACTAATGGAGCCTTTCCTGGATTTATATTATTATCGTATGCCATTATGATCTGCCCACCGCTACTTGAATTGTTCCAATATGATCACTATCGTAATCTTCGATGGCTTTACCAACAATTGTTCCTACCTTAGGATCTGTTGAAACTGTTGCCACACCATGTATACCTGCTGTTACGAGTATGTCACCCTTCTTAATTTTTCCTACGACTTTACAAGGAACTCTACCAGTCAATGCAACAAGGTTCTTCTCACCTGGGCAAGCAGTATACATCACATAGGCTGCCGTGTTGGATACAACACCTGCTACCCTTGTATCGCCTTGTTTGTTTGAAGTTGTGACTTCCTTGTCACCACCAAATACTAACACCGTTCCGACTTCGTATTCCTTGTCACCCTCGTAGTATTCCGCAACGTCCGCTGAGTATGTTGCCTCAAATCTTGATTCGTTTGGTGATGTTCCTGTTAGCGTCCATCTACCAGTTATCGTTCCTGCGGTTGTGTTTCCGCCAGTTGTAATTGCATTTACCTGTATGCTTGAAGCAATGATAGGAGCATTTGCAGTACCTGCCTGTGTTCTGAATTGGTGGGTGTTATTATCATAGTAAGTAATCTTATCAGTGGTTAGCGTACCATCCTGTAGATAGATACCACCGTTGGTTCCATATGTGTGTAATCTTACGAAACCACCCGATCCAGTTGTGCCAGTGTCAAGCGTTTCAATACCATCAACATAAAGTGCTTGTAGGTCAGCATATCTTCCACCAAAGTCACCATTTGAATCTCTTCTAATTAATTTGTTTGCTTCAACCGTTGAACTTGAACCAGCAGCGTAGTTGATTACTGCATAGTCGCCATCCAATGAACTTGACGAAGCACTTATTCTTGCAAGGAAACCAACGCTTGAAAATTGTGATTTCTTAACAGCACCACCGGTATCAACGACCTGAGCCATTGACACATCAGAAGCATTTGCAGTTGTAAGAGTATTGTTACCCAATACACTTGTGGCAGCAATCTGTGCAAGTTTAGTTTTAGCAACACCATTGGCTTTTAGTGTTACGAATCCATCAGTTACAGTGAATACTGCACTGTCATAACTTGATAGACCACTTGCTGCCTGCTTGACCGCAGCAGATCCTGTAGGAGCAGCCGCTCTTGTTGTTCCAAGATTCATCAATAGTTTGCTCTGCGCAATGTCAGCAGCACTATTGATATCAGCATCTAAAATTGTATCAGGATTAATTTGTGCATCAATTGTGTTTGCAGTTGAATCAATGTTTAGGCTGATATCTCCAACCACCGAACAGTTAATAGCATCTCTGTCGTTACCAGTAAACACCAATATTTGGTTTGATTCAAGATTATTAAAGGTAAAGTTCTGTAAGTTATCAAATGTTAAACTTCTAAGGTTTAATGCGTCGGTTGGATCCACAGGATCTGCAACCTGTACAATTTTATTATTACCCATCTGTAGTTGGCCTTTCATAGCCAACTGTCCGCTTAATGCTACAAAACCACCACTGGTCGGTGGAATCAAGTTGTCAGCAGTTACTGACGAACCACCATGGGTTACACCAAGCCTTCTATCAATGTAAAGTCTTGTTGCGTTTTCCGTTGGTACAGTATCAACAGCGTTATCAGTAAATCCTGAGTCTGTTGAGAATTCAGCAATTGGAACACCACGCTTGAATCCAATACCATCCAAGTTACTCAACGCAATCGCTGCGGAGAATGTTACTCGACCAGTACCTTGGTCAACTCGGAAGTAAGGACCAACGCTAAAGTTACCATATTGGTCAGTGGTTACATAGAACACACGTCCAACATCTCTTTCTTCTGTTTCGCCGTCGGCATTAATTGCATTAACTGGTGGACCGTAAATTTCGTTTGGATAGTTTGTGTCAGCGTAAGATCCCGTACCAATGTCAAGTAAGTCATGTGATGTAACACGTGTTAATGAAATTCTAATTGTTAATGTACCATCAGCACCCAGCGTTCTAATAGGAACTGCTGATCTTGCCGTATAGGTTGCGCCAAATTCAATAATGCTATCTTCCAGTGGTCTATTAAGTGTTACACGTGCATATGCCTCGTCAAGATCCTCTTCTGATTCGTATGAGTCAATAACGTACTCCTCTCCTTGGAAGTATAAGATCGATCCCGGAACCCTCGTTCTTTCTTCTGGAGCAACAGGTACAACTGCAAAACTTGAATCTCCCACCCTACCAGTCACGAGTGCATAACTTTGTGTTCCAGACTGTGTTCCGCTGGTGTCTACTTGAACAGCAGCCCCAAGCGTTGGATATTCAAGACTGATAGTAAATGTATCAGCACTTGGAGTTGAATAAACAAAATAATGAGAAGTAGCATTAATACCAGTAGGTAAATCTCCAGTTGTTTCAAATCTAATAACATCACCCTGGCTTAGTCCGTGAGTTGTTTTTGTAATTACTGCCGGACTTGCCACGCTTATGGTACAGTTTGTAAATGCTCCAGGAGTTACGGGGTTAGCACCAGATGTTCCAACTGACTCACCTGGTTTATAAATTGTTAGGTCGATGTAGTTATAGTTTTCTCTAAGTGTGGTTCTTGCAAGACCTTCTGCTGCTGCATAATTAGTTCCGGATCCGGCTCCAGTTACGTTTACGGCAGTACCATTCTTGGCCGTTGAAATGTTAAACTTGTGACCAGTAAGTCCCCCCTCAAGAACAAAATAGTCCTGTGATCCACTGATTCCCGTTGGAAGAGTTCCGCCAACATTTTGGAATGAAACAAGATAGTCTGCTTTCTGTTTGTGAGGTATGATACATTTAATTGTTAGGCTTGATCCATTGGTAAGCGTGTAAACTGAACCACCCAGAGATGCTGAAACCGTAAATTGATTGTAATTAGGAACATCAATGATGTAGTAAGCAACACCGCTATTAAATCCATTTGATGTTGATTGCGGAAAAATTACATCATCAACTTTTAATCCGTGTGGCTGACTGGTTGTACAAACATTGCTTGCAATGGTAGTTATTGTTCTTAGATATTGAATTTCGGTTGGCGAAGCCGTGCTAATTAATACTTCATCACCAAGATATGTATCTCCTGATGTTAAACCTCTCGTATCTTCATAGTTTTCAAATTGTAACACACGATAAACATCAGTGTATTCGTTTAGTACCAAACCAGTTGATGGTCTTGTTGCAACATCAACAATGTCACCAGTTAGAATAACCTGAGAATTTGATCTCAACGTCATTACCGTGCCATCTGCGATTTGATCAAATAGTCCTTCGAAATTTCCTGTTTCGTCTGATGTTAAATTAAGTCTTGCAACGCCCGCGGGTAAATCTGTTGTTGTAACAGAAGTCACAGGATATCTATAAATTAGGTGTCCGTGGTCGACTTCAAGTTCCGAATTGTTTAATGGAGTGTAATCATAATTTGTTACATAGATAAACAAACCATTTGCTGTGTTGGCATATGAAGGAGTTGGAGCATAACAGTCAACTCTCTGTGTCAATTCATGATACAATGATACCGGTG